TTAAAACTCATGTGATTACCCATCCTGTAGACGTTGGAACAAGTACTGTTGACTGTCCGGTTGTTAGTGTTCTTGTTAAACTACCTTCGATTGTTTCAGAGCCATCACCGTCAACGGTCAGTGTGCCAACTACTTCTTTGATAGCTACTTGCTTTGTAGTGTTGGCTAGAGCTGGAAGGGTTATAGTGAATGTTCCATCTGCTATAACGAGGTCATCAGTTATCAATACTTGGTAGGACGTAGATACTTCTATAATATTCATCGAAGTAATACCACCACCTCCACCACCGCTTGAATTTGGGTCAAAAGGTCTAAACCCGCTCATGCTGAAACCTCCACTTGAAGCTTAGAGCCGCGACTAGAGTAAGCCCATGCGCCGATATTGCCCTCGGAATTTGTCACATAATTTCTTGATGGTAATTTATTAAGGCCATAGCCAGAATCAGGCTCGGTTGCTGATTCGGTTAATACAACTTCGTCTTTTCCGATGTTTTGAATGATTATTTTTGTACCGGCTGTGATGCCTGTTTCTGCGTAGATATCTACCCATTTATTTCTTGGCAGGATTACTGGTGGTAGTGAAGTGGACATAAAAAAACCCCTAGTTTAGCTTAATTGCTTCTGTCGGGGTTAATATTAGTCGGGGATTTGTCGGGTGTTATTAAGGGTGTTAAACGCGCCTAACTGAGAAGCCCGACACCTCTCACACTTATTATAACCTATACCGGTATAACATTAAAGTTGAAGTTTTCTGGCAGAACTCTACCAGATGATGTAGTAACCGTTATCAATACAGGAGCATAGCCAACATTGCCGCCTTGAGCTTCTATATTAACAAAACCATCTAACTCAGCACTACTTAGCACCTTAACACCTTCACCATCATCAACGGTAAAGCTAACAATAGTATCACCGTCAACCTGATTCAAATACGGATTAAAATTAACACCATAAAAATCAATCTGACCAACCAAAATGTCTTTAGTGGTACAGTAATCAGGAGCGTTTTTATCAAAGGTTTGAAAGTAGTTAAAACAATACCCGCCAATACGATTGCCAAAAAAGAATGATTCACCGCTACCAGTAGGCAGATAAGGTGTTTGCTCTCTCTCTGTTAACTCTGGGCTGAATAAGCCCTCATAGCTTGACTTTGCATCAACAAGTGTTTGCTGGTGTATAGCCTTTCCGTATTTAGGGGCGATAGTTTTAGCTAAGTTAGTGACAATAGCAAATGCGCTAGTATCATTAATTCCGCTGTCTTGATTTGGGTCAATATTGCTATAACCCTCCGACCTGACATAACTAAGACACAAGCCTTTATTCTGCCAATCAAGAAGCATTGAATCCATCCGTCTGATTGCGCTTGTTACTTCTTTAGGGTTGGGAGTGACGGTTAATCCGCTAATCCGTAACTCTTCAAAAGCATCAATAACTAATTCATTCTTGGTTATCATCTTTAATCACCTTTTTAGCTGATTTTTTTGCTTTAGGTTTTTCGATTTCATCTAGTGAAGACACCCACCCATCAGATAAAAACTTAGCTTTATCTTCTATATTGATAGCTTTGATGGAATACTCTTTGCTATCTCGCTTGCGAATACCGCCCGACTTATAAATATGAATCATAAATTAACTCCAATAAAAAAGGCGACCTAAGCCGCCTTTTTTTGCCTAGTTAAAAGCTATTGTACCATATTAGACTTGATTACTTAAAATCACGCCCACTTGGTTAGGATAGACCACTTGCACATCAAAATACACTAAGCCTTTCATTAAAAATACTTCTTTATGGAAGTCATAAGTGTAAGTCATACGCATTGGTAAACCTTGCTCTGTAACCGCATCGACTGGAACAACTGCTCCAGCATCATTAGGAACTGGTAAACGACCAGGAACTAACAAGGTTGATTCAGGAGTGTAGAACAATGTTGGATTACTGTTAGCAATGTTAAGCACTGTGATGTCATTACCTGCACCAAATTCATTTGAAGCATTACGGTAAGGACCGGTTGTAACAAGTGCTGGTTGAATTTCAACCGTTCCTGTTCCCGTGGCAATTACTGTAAATGTTAACAAGTCACCGCTATCAACGCGAGTCTCAGGATGTAAGAAATTAACACCTGTGCTTGTGAACTTAGTGCCCACTGGCATAGTCGTTGGCGTAGACAGGTTTACGTTCAAGCTCATGCTGCGGTTATCTTGATAGAAGCCTTGAGCGTCATACGTTGCGACTGTGTGCGACTGAGCGCCGTTAACTGTTAAAGCTGCCGGTACTGGCGCGTTAAGAGTTAATAGGTAATCAGAGCGCATAGTGTAAAATGTTGCTAAGTTAGGGATCCTTGCATTTTCCAAAGCATTATTAACATAAATTTCACGACCAGCTTGACCTAAGTCTTTAGCCACTTGCGCGTAATCTTTGTTAGCTAAGAATAATTTCTTGCTGAAACCACCCAAACCATAATTCAACATTAATACTTCTGCATCAATAGCCGCTTGATAATCAAACGCATTGGCTGATACTTGAACCATTGTAGCCGAATCGATCATGGTTTGATAAGCCAGTAAATCAATCGAGTTAGCCAAGTCACGAGAAAAGCCTTGTACAACTTTATCTCTTCGTTTTGGATCACGTAAACCTTTCGCATCAATTCGAGCAAGAACTCGTTTCGACTTGTTACGGTTGACGGGTATCATGCGATCAATAATATCTTCAAAATCTGAATCTTGAGATATAATACCGTCTTTAACATCAAAGCGGTAATCTTGAGGGATATACTCACGGTCTGAGCCATTGTCATTAGAGTTGTCCGAAGCATCGGCTGCTCTATCGTCGTTAGCGTCACCGCCCATATTGTACGTGTCTAAATCTTTAGACAGCGCCATTTTCATTCCGGTTGTCTCTGCTACTTTACTCCACAGAGTACACATTTTATCATGTGCCCATTCATTAGCCATTTTCATTCACCTTGTTTGAGTTTTTAGCCTTTATGTAACGCTGGTGATTAGCCAGGGAAGAATTTTCTTTCCAAGCTTTGTACAGTTTTGCAACTGTTGCACTGCTGTTATCAATCGGGCCAGTATTGTTAATTTCTGGTTCTGGTTGCGTAGTAATCGGCACCTTAACGCGAGACTTAACTTTGCTTGCTGCTTTCTTTAAAACCTCGGCAACTGCGAATTGATTATTTCCTGCTGAATTTAACTCATCAATTAAAGATGGTAGTTTATTCATTGCAAAAATAGCCTTGGCAGCATCAACGTTAGCTTGTTTAGCAATATCTGCTATCCATGCCACTGTTACGCTTGGGTCTGTTGCACCATACTTAGTTTTTACCGTATTCATGAATGAAGCCTTAGCCTCTTCATAATCAGGCAAGTCTTTAATTAAAGCTTGCTCTTGTTGGTAAAGGTTAAATTCAGCTTCGTCATTTCGCACGTTGTTTTGTGCTTGTGGTTTAGCTACTTCTTTAGTTGCTGGTGCAGGAGTAGAATAAAACTCCTTCATTGCCACTTGATAACCATCTTCATCGTTATAATAATCATCTAATGATGGCGGTTTACCTTTGGTAATTTGTCCAACAGTTTCTTGAAGTTTATCAATCGTTGCTTGCATTGCTGCACGCTCGGTTTTGCCTTCATCAATTTCGATCTGCTTATTTTTACGCTTTTGTTTTTCTTTCTGAAACGCTGCATAGCTTTGTGCTTGCGACATTCCTTGCTTAGCCTGTTCTTGGTCGGCTTCTTCTTCGATGTAAAGTTCTGTCGGTTCGGTTGCCTTAGCTTGTGGTGTTGCTTCGGTTGCCTCTGATTCAGTTACCACAACTTTATCAGGTTGAACTGCTTCTTCTTTAATCTCAGGTGTATTACCAGATACCATATTTAATAACCTCGTTTTATGGTTAACGAAAATAATGTGAATGTCCACATTAAGACAAGGCTATTGTACTACTATTTGGTGAGAATGGCTAACTTGGTGAATTTGACAGTGGTGATTGGTTGGATTGGCTAGAATTTAGGCAATAAAAAACCACTCGTTAAAGTGGTTTGTTGATGATGTTCGATATGCTTTCTAAATACATTTCATTAATCGCCTGTCTTGTGTGATGAAAAGTACCTCTGTATCTTGGTACATCTTTATTCCATGCTTCATCATTCCAATACAAGCCTAATAACCATGACTGATAATCCTTGCTTGTCACTTTAATCCTTGGCTTCATAAATCACCCTTAATAATTATCGGTGTATCAAATATAACGCGAGTAACCTTTAACGGTCCGCCACCACTAAAGCCTACCTCTGTTATTGTGCACCCCTTAAAGTTATAATCCTTTAGGTGTTCTGACACCCACGAAGGAGGCTTAACCGGCGATTTGGATATCAACTCAGATAGTATTTTGTCTTGTATTTCTTTTGGCTTAATCATAAATCACCCTTTACTAACTTGTGTTGACGAACAGTTTTTTTATATCTTTCGTAAGTAGATTTAATCCACATCCAATTAAGATACTCATTACTCGGAACTCTAATTCTTGGTTTCATAAATCACCCTTATCATCTTTCCAGACAACGTCACCACCTTTAGGCCGGTTAATTTTTAACTCTGGCAAATTACCATTAATTTCTTTCATAAACTTTTTAACATCTTCATCTGTCATTGCTGGCTGATGAGTTAACACGAACATTTCAATTATATCGCCATTAGTTCTACACTGGTTAATGATAACAGGAGCCTTTCTAGCCTCTGCGAATACCTCGGCTCTATTGTGAGTTAGGTCGCTGGATTTAAATACTTTCATCAGTCAACGCCTCCAATTCAAGACTATCGTTATAATCAGCTTCTGTTAGTTCAGTGCCGAATATATCTTTAAATGATTCTTCTAGCTCTTTTGGTAGTTCCATTACTTATCCTTATTAACATTAATTGCAATAAGATTAGTATAAAAAAGAGCAGGTGTCAATTGCTCTTGTTAGTTATTGCTCAGTTACTTGCTTATTATTCTCTACTTGTTGATTCAAGTCCATTTGAGCTTGCCATTCAACCTTAGCCATTTCGATACCATTCTTAACGGCATTATTAAACTTATCATCATCAAGCTTTTGCTGTGCCTGTGTTATCTTGGCGTAGTTAACTTGATCGTCAGACATTTGTTTACGCTGCTTGCCTTGATCGTCTAATTGAGCTTTGCCGATTACAACGTTTCTATCTTCTGCTCTGTTTTGTTGCTCTAGCACGTTAGCT